GCAACCGCTGGTGTACCTGCATGGATCAATACCGCTCATGTAGCGGGTGGTGCTAGTGGTTCACCGTCTGCTGGTTCGTTAGGTACTACAGCTATGGTCAATAATACATCGACCGCTGCCTGTACGGAAGCCAACATCAAAGCAACCATTAAGGAATGCTATGATGCTGGTGGACAGCCAGATATTATGTTAGTCCCGTCTGCCGTAAAGCAGACAATCTCTGGACTATCATCTAGTGCTGGTCCTGGCATCCCGGCTCGTAACCCCGTCTCTGGTAAGGGCGGTGCAACAGCTATAGCAGCTGTCGACATTTATGTTTCCGACTTTGGTACGTTTAAAATCGTTCCAGATCGAAACCTATCTGCTGACGGTCCTGGCTCAGTTGCTGCTAATGTTTTCTTCTTGGATATGGATTACTGGGGCGTTGCTTGGCTCAGACCTTTCCAGACTGTCACACTTGCTAAAACAGGTGACTCCGATAAGCAGATGCTTCTCGGTGAGTATGGGCTGGTTTCTAAGAACGAGAAAGCTAGCGGTATTCTGGCATCAGTAAGCTAACAAGGAAGGGGCGGGGAAACTCGCCCCTAACTTCATATGAAAGATAAAGATATTGAAACTGCTGTAAACAGGATGATAATAAAGGAGAAGAAGTCTTCCCCTAAAACATCTAAATCGAAAGAACCAACGGATGCTGCCGGGTGGTTAAGGAAGGCTTATGTTGATGCCGATCCTGCCGATGGCGCACCTAAAGTGGGGAACATGGGTTATGTCTAGGCATATTCTTGATAACGATCCTGTACGCCGTACAGAAATACAGTTTGATTCAAGTGATTCATCGTTTAACTTTAAAACTACACAGAATGCTGATGCTATTCTTGAAGGAAACAAGGCTAAGTACAACGCATATGGAGATAAGTTGTCTCTCGGTAAGAGGGGAGAGTGGCATCATACTGCCTCTATTCCCATTACAGTATGGGAGAAGTGGTTAAAGGATTCAAACGGTGCTGTTGCAAAAGACACTAAACTTTTGGCTGCTTACCTTAATAACCCCGATTACAAGTATTTCAAAGTAGCCCCAACTAACCTATAAGGTAAAAGATATGACTGACATTAGCAATGTTTTTAGACCCCGGACGACCCATACGTTATCTGTAACTACATCCAGTGGCTCAACCGCAACATCTGCATTTGGAGCGCAAACACAGACAGTTATGGTAACTACAACCGCTGCTTGTTTTATTGCCTTTGATCCAGATCGTCCTGCCACGACATCCTCAACTTATATCGCAGCTGGAACACCTTACTTGTTTCAAGTAGAAGGAGGCAATATGTGTTCAGCGATTACAGGGACAAGCACAGCGACTTGTTACATTACTGAACTGACTAGATGAGACAAGTTGCTATTGTGGGCTTATCTAGTTCTACCCACGATGACGCTCCATACGAAGACCCTAACTGGGAGTTATGGGGATTGCCTTGGGATGAGGATCGGTGGCCTTACTTTGACAGGTACTTTGAAATCCATCCGCTTGAACTTCTACGAAAACCAGAGGCGAGGCGGAGGCTGGGTTACGAGGACCGACTGAAAACGCTGGACGCTCCACTGTACATGCAGACTACCTACGATGACATACCCAATGCAATAAGATATCCTATTGAACGGGTAGTGGAACAGCTTGGTCTGGATTATTTTAACTCATCCATATCCTATCTTATGGGTCTGGCAATAGCTGAAGGAGCAAGGAAGATTGGCATCTGGGGAGTAGATATGGCTGATATCGAACCTACTCCTGGCGACCCATCTTATATCTCCGAGTTTGCCTACCAACGACCGAACATGGAATATCTTATCGGGTTTGCCCGTGGCAGAGGAATCGAAGTCTATATCCCACCTGAATCTCCACTAGCAAAGTTTCATGGAGAGGGTATCCCTTTAGGGGTAATGTACCCATCGTATCCCCAGCGTTATGGATACTTAGCTTTACACTAAGAGAGATTAAATGGCTATTTCAACATATAGTGAACTTCAGACTGCTGCTGCCAACTGGTTAGACAGGGATGATCTGACAAATAGGATAACAGAGTTCATAGCTTTGTCGGAAGCGACATTCAACAGAGTGTTGCGTATTCGTGCTATGGAAACTACCGCAGCTGACACTACACCCAGCGGATCAAAGGAAGATGCACTCCCTGCTGGTTATCTCCAGATGCGTGAAATACATCTCACGACTACTCCTGTAGTCTCTCTAGCATACATTACCCCAGAGATAATGTACAGGATAAGGGCTGGCAGTACCAGTGGTAAACCAAACAGTTACACTATAGTTGGTGATAATATACTCTTCGGTCCGACACCAGACAGTGCGTATGCTTATAGTATAACTTATTATAAGGCATTCGATGCACTCAGTGATGCTGCACCAACAAACTGGCTGATGACAAACGCGCCTGATCTTTACCTATATGGTACGCTCCTTCAAGCCGAACCATTCCTAATGAATGATGAAAGGATACCACTATGGGAGAGAGCGGTACGTCAGGTTATAAATGATCTACAGCAGCAGGATGACAAAGACAGGCATTCAGGCTCTGAAATGAGAGTAATGAATACTTCTGGATACTATTGAGGAATAAGGCATGGGACTAGAAACAGGTAATTATATAAGCGCACTCGTTAAAACGAACCCGCTTTCCAGTGATAATGTCAGTGAAGGTGACGATCATCTGCAACTTATCAAGAAAATTCTCAAACAGAATTTCCCAGTAGGTACGGATAGTGTAGGACCAGATCAGGCAGTACAGGTTCTTATAGCTAAATCGTCTGCACCTACTGTAGACACCAGCGCATCTGGTCATGCAGCCAGAGCGATGGGCTTACTATGGCTGGACACAACCAACAATGTACTGAAGATAAGGAATCAGGCTAACGATGCGTGGGTTACTTTAGCTGTTGATCCAGAGACATCTAACTCTGTAGATGTTAATGCGGGTACAGTAGATGGTGCAGTGATCGGTGGTGCTACTCCTGCTGCTATAACTGGTACTACTGTAGTTGCTAACACAAGTGTCAACATAGCTGGTGATGGCGCAACAGTTACGGGTATAAAAGATGAGGATGACATGTCCTCTGACTCGGCTGTTAAACTCTCTACGCAACAGTCAATCAAGGCGTATGTTGATGCTCAAGTTACGGCACAAGATTTGGACCTCATCTCCGACAGTGGTACTATTGATATTGATCTCGATTCAGAGAGCCTTACTGTTAGTGGTGGCGAGGGGATTGATACTTCAGCAACTGGTACGACACTTACTGTAGCAGCAGAAGATGCAACGTCTGCTAATAAAGGTGTGGCATCTTTCTCTACCGATAATTTCTCTGTATCTTCAGGCGCAGTAACGATAAAAGATGCTGGTGTAGTTAATGCTGAACTGGCTGACATGGCAGCTAATACAATAAAAGTACGGGATGCCAACTCTTCCGGTGTTCCTTCTGATCTTGCAGTTGCCACTACACAGATAGTTATTGGTGACGGTACAGGATTTACTGCTGCTCCCATAAGTGGTGATGCCACTATGACAAATGCTGGAGCGGTAACAGTTACCAAGATACAGGGCGAGCCAATAAGTTCTACCACTGTGGCTAACGATCAATACTTAAAGTATTCATCAGCTTCCTCAGAATGGCAGAAGGTGAATGTTATTGGTGATGACAAGCTGACAACAAAGGGTGACTTACTTGCTTATAATACAGCAGACTCGGAAACTCGGTTTGGCATAGGAACAGATACTCATGTACTGACAGCCGATTCTACCGCTACTAATGGATTTGACTGGGCTGCTGTCTCTGTAGCTGACAACTCAATAACACTTGCTAAGTTAGAAGACGGTACTCAGGGTGATATCCTCTACTACGGCGCATCAGGCGCACCTGCTAGGTTAGGATTTGGAACATCAGGCGATGTTCTTACTACTGGAGGTTCTGGAGCGAATCCAGCATGGGCTACTCCAACTACAGGAGATATTACTGGAGTCACAGCAGGAACTGGACTAAGCGGTGGTGGAACTTCCGGCGCTGTCACATTAAATGTTGAGGCTTCCCAAACCCAGATAACTGCTGTTGGAACTATTACTACAGGAGTCTGGAATGGAACAGATGTTGCTGTTGCAGATGGTGGGACTGGTTCTGGTACTGCATCTGGCGCACGTACAAACTTAGGGGTTGCCATTGGCTCAGACGTTCAGGCGTTTGATGCGGACACAGCCAAAACAGACACGGATCAAGCATGGACAGGCTCACAGAGAGCCACAGCAGTGACAGACAACGATGGATCATACGATATGGATGCTGGTCAGAACTTTATTACCACACCTTCTGGGGCAACCACGATTACATTTACCAACATTACAGATGGTCAGAGTGGTTTCATCAAGCTGATAAATTCGGGTGGTGAAACCATATCCTTACATACTAATTCCAAGGGTGATGCAAACCTTGCAACCACAGTATCAACAACAGGAACTTACTTGCTTAGTTATTTCAGCGATGGTACTGATGTGTGGCTGACTAACTCTGCGATATATGCCTAATGGCTATTTTCCCCGGTTCAGCTATTCCGAGTGCTGCTGATGCCTATACGATTGA